GCGCGCAGAAGTGCAAGGCGCAGGACCCGAGCATCACCGACTTCCTCGTCGGCAAGCGCCTGAACAAGGTCACGCAGACCATCGAGCTCACGTGCACGAGCGCCGTCGTCGGAGACGTCTACTCGATCACGGTCGGCAGCACGACGTACACGTACACCGTTCCGTCAGGCTCCCCGACGACGAGCACCGTGGCCACCGCGTTCGCCGCGCTCATCGACGCGCACGCTGCAGTGGCGGCGACCGCCACGGGTGCGAAGATCACGGCCATCACCTCTACGGCGGGCGAGCTCGTCAACTACAAGGCCTGGACGGACAACCTCCAGATCAAGGACGCGACGGTGGACGGCTCGGGCGGCGGACTGGCTGCGGACCTCGCGGCCATCAAGGCGGCCACGAACCAGGACTGGTACGGCCTCGCCCTCGACAGCCAGAGTGAGGCGGAGATCAACATCGCGGCGCTGTTCGTCGAGACTGAGAAGAAGGTCGCCGTCTTCAACACCTCGGACTGGGGCTGCGGCGACGCGGGCACCACGACCGACGTGATGTCCGACCTCAAGACGGCAGCGTACACGCGCACGGGTTCGCTCTGGTCGAAGAAGGAGCTGCTCTCGTATTCCGGCCCCGCATGGGTCGCGAAGCAGTTCGCGGGCGCGAAGCCGGGCGAGGACACGTGGGCGTTCAAGACGCTCGCGGCCGTCAACGCAGACGAGCTCTCGGCTGGAGAGATCGCGGCCATCAAGGCGAAGAACGGCAACTTCTACACGCCGGTCTCGGGCATCAACATCACCCAGGAAGGCAAGAGCGGCTCGGGCGAATGGCTCGACATCGTCCGCTTCGTCGACTGGCAGCGTGCGGAGACTCAGTTCCGTGTGTTCTCCGCGATGGTGAACAACAAGAAGCTGCCCTTCTCCGACGCCGGCATCGAGGCGCTCGGCGCGGTCGTAAAGAGCAGCCTTCAGGCTGGCGAAGAGGTTGGTGGACTCGACGAGGGATCGTCGAAGGTCATTGTCCCGAAGGTGGCGGGCATTCCGAGCGTGGAGCGCGCGACCCGCAAGCTGAAGGGCATGAAGTTCAGTGGCAAGCTCTCTGGCGCCATCCACGCGCTCGAGCTCGACGGCACGCTGACTCCCTGAGGACTGCTAACACGTTGTTGATTCCTAGGCTCGGGTCGTGAAGAACTACGACCCGAAGCACTACACGCTCGTCGTTGCGGGCATTCCGATCCCCACGAAGGGGTACGCCGACGGCGAGTTCATCAAGATCGAGCGCGAGAGTCCGGCGTACACGAAGAAGGTCGGTACGGACGGCAGCGTCACGCGCTCTCGACAGCACAACAAGAGCGGTACGTGCACGTTCACGACGATGCAGCACGCGGACATCAACGCGGTGCTCTCGACGCTGCACAACGCCGACCTGAACTCCGAGAACGGCGCGGGCATCGGTCCGTTCCTCCTCAAGGACCGCAACGGGCTCACGGTGCACGCCGGCAAGAACTGCTGGATCGCGAAGTCGCCAGACGTGTCGCTTGACAAGGAAGCGACCACGCGTGCCTGGCAGATCGACATCGACGAGCTCGAGTCCTTCGAGGGCTAGCGCGTAGCAAGCGCACCTACGCTCTGTCATGCAATTCAAGACGGAGTCCAAGCGCTTCGGTTCGCACGTTTACACGGTCACCCAGCTCAACGCGGTCACCGGGCGAAAGGCACTCCTTCGCCTGATGAAGATCGTGGGGCCAGCGTTTGAGGCCGGCCTGCGTGGCGGCGATGCATCGGGCTACGTGGCCGTCGCGAATGCGCTCCCGGAGTCGGAGCTCGAATACTTCTGCGACCTGCTCGCGGCGCAGACGACCGTACGCGGCGGCGAGTACGCGGAGGAGAGCGCACCGCAACTAGACAAGGTCTTCGCGATGCACTTCGCCGACGACTACTTCGAGATGTTCCAGTGGCTCGGGTTCGCCTTGGAGGTGAACTTCGCCTCTTTTTTTCGTGGGCTCGTGAGGAAAATGCTCGAAGACGCGACGAAGGCCAAGGAGAAGGCGACAGCCTCGACCTCCCCGAACACGTCGACGCCTGGCTCTGGCGGCTGATCCTCAGCCCTAGGCTGAAAGTGCCCGACATGCGTGCGCTCGAGCAGTGGTCCTTTGACGAGGCGATTGACGCGCACCGCGTGATCGATGCTCTCGATCGCTTCGAAGCGAAGAAGCGCCGGGAAGCACGCGCGAAGGCGGAGGAGCGTAAGCGATGAGCGGAGCACTCCGGCAAATCTTCGCGCTCTTCGACGTCCAGACGGGTGACGCGGAGACGAAGCTCGAGAAGCTGAACGAGAGGACGTCACTCGTGAAGTCAGCGCTCGGTGCGCTGGCCACGACCGCACTCGGCGCGTTCTCGTTCGATGCGCTGAAGACGTTCATCGAGGACCAGATCGAGGTGGGCTCCGCCCTCAACGACATGTCCGAGAAGCTCGGCGTCGGCACCGACGAGCTTCAGCGCTTTCAGTACGCGGCGGCCAGCGTTGGCGTCGGCGCAGAGGAGGCGGGTAAGGCGCTCCAGTTCCTCAACAAGAACATGGGCGACGCGCTCGAGGGTGGCGACGCGGCCAAGCAGTTCGCTGAGCTTGGCGTCCAGACGAAGGACGCCGAGGGCAACGTCCGCGAGCTCGGCGACGTCATCCCGGAGGTGGCCGACGCCTTCGAGAAGATGGGCGGCAACCAGGAGCGCACCGTCGCTGCCATGAAGCTGTTCGGCAAGTCGGGTGCATCGCTCATCCCGCTCTTGAAGAACGGCAGCGCCGAGCTCTCCAAGATGAACGAGGAGTTCACCGAGTTCGGGCTTGGTATCGATGAAGACTTCATCAAGAAGGCCGACGAAGCTGGCGACACCATCGACCTGATGAAGTGGGGCGTGCGCTCGCTCAAGACGCGCATCGCTGCGGAGATGCTCCCCTCGATCACGGACGCAGCGAAGAAGCTCGCTCACTGGGTCGCGGAGGGAAAGAAGCTCACGAAGGAGACGCACATCGTCAAGGAAGGCATCTGGGGACTCGGCATCGTGTCGGCCATCACGGCGGGCAAGATGGTGCACTCCTGGATGAAGGTGATCGGCCTCTTCAAGGGTGGCAGTCCGATTGCGAACATGTTCGCGATGGGCAAGCTCGGGCTGACCATCGGCGCGGTGCTCCTCCTGGCCGGTGCCATCGAGGACATCGTCGTCATGTGCCAGGGAGGGGAGAGCGTCATCGGCTCCTTCCTCGATCGCATGCTCGGCGTGGAAGAGCGCCAGAAGCTCGTCGAATCCCTCAACAAGGCGTGGGAGGACGTGAAGGTGTCGATCGATGACGTCGGCCCCGCAGTGAAGGAGCTCGGCACCACGTTCGCGGAGGTACTCCCGGTCCTCGTCGCGATGGTCGTCGACCTCCTCAAGGTCGTCGGGACCCTGGCCATCCAGCTCATGGGCCTCGGAGAGTTCGCCGGCAACCTCGCAAAGGGAGACTTCGATCGCGCCGACCAGGTGGCCGCAGAGACCGCCGACAAGACGGCGAACCTCTGGAAGACGGGCTCGACGACGTGGAAGCTCCTGAACGCACCGGCACAGGGGCCAGACCTCTCGGGTACCTCCGCGCCGCCCGGCGTGCTCATCGGCCCGCCCGTCGAGATGAACGCGACGAACTACTTCCAGATTCATGGCGCCACGGACCCTGCGGAGACTGGCCGGCGCATCGCTGGCTTCCAGCGGGAGGTGAATCAGGACGCGATCAACGACGCCGCGAACTCGCTCGCGACGGGGACGGAGTGATCGATGGGTAAGCAGGAAGCCTATCTGAACTTCGAAGACACCCCGCTGTACTTCGACGTCGTGGAGAAGGAGAACCTCCGCCTCACGGCTACCGCCACCGAGCACGCCGTGGAGGAAGGCGTGAACGTCTCCGACCACGTACGGAGCGAGCTCGACAACGTCCACCTGGAGATTTTCGTCTCGAACACGCCCGTGAAGGACGTGAACAATCTCTGGAACGGCCAGGTCGCCGGACTCGAACTCAAGGTGCCGACGGTCGACAAGCCACCTGCGCTCATGCCTGGCGCACTCATGGGCGCCGCGCTCGACGCGATCTCGAATGCCTTGAACCCTCCCGAGCCCTGGAAGGCGATCGTCCTCCAGTTCCCGGAGAAGTTCGACAACGTGAGCTTCACCCTGAACACGCTCATCGACTGGAAGGAGCGCGGCGTGGTCGGTCAAGTAATCACGCCACACCGCACCTTCCCGAGCGTCTACATCGTCGGCATCGAGATGAATCGCGACGCCACGACGGGCGACGGCGCCGCGATCTCGCTCGAACTCAAGCAGATCCGCATCGTCGAAGCGAAGATGATCACCGCGCCGTCCCCCACCGAGGAGCGCGGGAAGACGATGAAGAGCAAGGGCCGGCAGCCAACCAGCTTCGTTCGAGGTGCGGAGCAAAAGAAGAGCCACCTCAAGAAGGCGACGGGCGGCTAGCCTCTCGCGTGGCCATCGTCTCTCTCCGCACCTTCGAGGACCCGTTCTACACCTGCGTCGTCACGCTCGACGGCTCCGACTTCCTTTTCGAGTGGCGCTACAACCAGCGCGAAGATCGTTGGTACTTCGACGTCTCGTTGACCGACGGGACGTTGCTCGTGCGCGGCGTGAAGGTGGTGTGCCTTGTGCCTCTGCTCTCACGGTTCGCTGACTCGAGACTCCCCAAAGGGACGCTCATGGCGTGGCCGAACACGGACTCCCGCGCCGCCCCTGGCCTCAAGGAACTCGGCGAAGACAAGCGCGTCACGCTCATCTACTTCGACGCGTCAGAAGGGACGCCCCCTCGATGACCGCGCTCTTTCGTCGCGTCGTCCACGTCGCGCTCGGACCGAAGACGCAGGGGGCATCGACGGCACTCACCGCCATCGAGAAGGGCTCTGGCGTCGACGTCTCGGAGCTCGACTGCGTCTTCAAGGTGAAGAAGAACCTGAAGCGAGAGGCGAACACCTGCGGACTCACGCTCTACAACCTCTCGCCCGCGTCACGCGCGCTGCTCGAGACACCGAAGAAGCTCGTGCTCCGGCTCGAGGCTGGCTACCCCGGCCATGTGGCGCAGCTCTACCTCGGAGAAGTGCGTGCCGCGCAGTCGATGCGCGAAGGGTCAAACATCATCACGCGTGTGGAGACGGGAGACTCCGAGAAGGAGATCCAGTCGGCGCACATCAACCTGAGCGTCGGGCCGAAGGTGCCCGCAGAGGTGGCCCTTCAAGCTATCGTTCGCGAGCTCAAGATCGGGGAAGGGAACCTGCCGGTCGTGATCGCAAAGCTCCGAGCGAGAGGTGTGGCGCCGTTCGGTCCCGGCACGTTGATCTTCGGGAGCGCTGCACGTGCCCTTGACGACATCTGTCGCTCGGCGGACCTCGAGTGGAGCATCCAAGACGGCGTCCTCCAGATCCTGGATCGCGGAAAGGCGCTCGAGAGCCAGGCCGTCTTGCTCTCTTCCGACAGCGGCCTCCTGGGGAGCCCGACGATCGATCACAAGGGCATCGTGAGCTTCAAGGCACTCATCCAGCCAGACTTGCGGCCAGGCCACAAGGTCGCCTTCGACACGATGGCGTTCAAGGCGACGAAGGGCTACCGGATCCAAGAGGTCGACTACACGGGCGACACCAAGGGCACCGAGTGGTTCGCCACGGGCAAGTGCAAGGCCTACTAGCCTCCTGAGTGATTTCGGACAGCCCCTCGCTCGCGGAGATGGTCCGCCACGGCATCGACACGGCCATGGGCGAGCTGTTCAAGGCGACGCCGGGCATCGTGAGCGCCTACGACCCGGTGACGAACACGGCCTTCGTGCGCCCCGCCGTGAAGCGAGCGGGCTACTCGACATCGACCGACGAGCGATCGTATCGCGAGGTCGGAGAGATCCCGTTCGTCCCGGTGCTCTTCCCCCGCGCAGGGGGCTTCGTACTGCGCACACCCGTGAGTGCGGGGGATTCGGTGCTCCTCGTCTTCTGCGACGAGAGCCTGGCGGAGTGGCGCGAGAGCGGTGGCGTCTCCGAGCCCGAGGACGCGCGCAGGCACTCCGTCGGCTGGCCCGTCGCCATTCCTGGGTTCTTCCCGGACAGCAAGCCGCCGAGCCCCCTCGATGGCGCAGCCGCGGCGCTCCAAGCGATCTTCGGCCAGGACGGCGGGAAGCAGGTGCGCGTGGGGCCAACCGGCATCGAGTTCGCGCCCGCGGGCGTCACGCCGATCTCTCCGGTGGCGCTGGCGGTTCCCACGGACGCCGCGCTAGCCACCATCATCCCGGCGATCAACGCGATCATCGCGTCGCTGAACGCGCTGATCACGAAGTACAACGGGCACACGCATCTGTACGCCCCAGGGCCTGGGACACCTATCGCGACAGCTACGACCACGGACTCTGCGACCTCTGCCGCTGCAGGTCCTGCGCTTCCTGCTACCACCGCGAGCCTGCTCGTTCGCTCGATGTAGTGCCTACGCTCCAGCGTGGCGGTCTTTGCCCTCGACTCCAACGGAGACGTACTCATCCGCAACGGGCAGCTCGTGCTCGTTACGGACGCCGCCGAGTGCGCGGCCATCGAGCTCCGTTGCAAGTTCCTCTTCGTGAAGGGCGAGCACTTTCTCGATACGCGCGAGGGGGTTCCGTACTTCCAGTACGTCTTCAAGAAGAACCCTGACACGCTCGTCATCAAGTCGCTCTTCTCGCAGATCATCCGAGCGCAGAAGGGCATCAAGTCGATCATCTCGCTCAACGTCACGCGCACGAAGGACCGCAAGGGGCGCTTCTCCTTCCGCGCGCTGACGGACAACGGACGTGTGGTCTCTGGCGGCTCGAATGAGCCCTTCATCGTGGAGCCGAAGTAATGCCCGCAGGTGTCGACGAGAACGGCCTCACGAAGCAGACGCTCGAGGACGTGAAGAAGGGCATCGAGGAGGATCAACTCACCAACGTTGATCCCGAGCTCGTGCTCGCGTCGAACCAGTTCCTCGGCCAGATCAACGCGTCTGTCTCCAAGAAGACCGCCGAGCTCTGGGAGCTCGCAGAGACCATCTACAACGGAATGGATCGTCGGTCGGCCGAAGGTCGGCAGCTCGACAACATCGGGGCTCTCACGGGCACGCCGCGAGAGAACGCACGCAAGACGAAGGTGATCTGCACGCTCAACCTTGGCGCCTCGTTCTCGCAGCCAGCCGGCGCGCTCATGGCGAACATCCTCGGCCAGCCCGAGGCGAAGTTCGTCAACCGAGACCCGGTGAGCTCGACGACCGCGGGCGCGTATACGGACATCGTCTTCGAGGCCGTCGAAGAAGGGCCGCTGCACGTCAATGCGGGGACGCTCACGGCCATTACCAACGCGGTCACGGGTTGGAGCTCGATCACGAACCCGCAAGACGGAGTCCCAGGAGCTCTTCGCGAAGAGGACGGCGACTACCTCATCCGCCAGGAGGAAGAGCTTGCAGCGGGCGGCTCGAGCACGGTCGACGCCATCGAGGTCGACGTGCGACGTGTGCCCGGCGTCCAACAGTGCACCTGTTACGAGAACACCAAGATGGTCACGGACGAGAATGGCGTTCCGCCGAAGGCCATCGAGGCGATCGTCTTCGACGGCATCATCCCTGCCGCCGACAACAACGCCATCGCTCAAGCGATCTGGAACAACAAGCCGTCAGGCTCAGAGCCCTTCGGCACGACGTCGGGAACGGCCATCGACAAGAACGGGCGCGTGCGAGTGGTGTCGTTCTCACGCGCAACGATCAAGAACGTCTGGCTCGAGTACGACGTGAAGGTCGACCCGAACCGCTTCCCGCTGAACGGCGTGCAGATGATCAAGGAAGCCGCGGTTGCGAAGGGAGATGATCGCAACCAAGATGACGACGTCATCGCGCTTGCGATGCGCGCGTGCGTGCTCGAGCCCGCGGTGCCCGGCGTCACGGACGTCGTCGCCATGCGCCTTGGCTTCACCCCGTCGCCCACGGGCACGACCAACCTGGCCATCTCGGCGCGCGAGCGAGCTGACTTCGACACCTCACGCATCGTCGTCAACCTCGTATGATCGAACGTAACGACAACCACGTCGAGGAAGCGCGCCGCCTTCTCATCGGACAGTACCGAGGGAAGAAGAACATCCAGGCGTTCCTCGCTTCGTATGTGCGCCCGCTCCAGGACGTGGAGAACGTCCTTTGGGACATCGTCGACGCGTTCATGCTCGACAACGCGGTAGGCGCGCAGCTCGACACGCTCGGAAGGCTCGTCGGGGAGCAACGACGCGGGCGCTCGAACGAAGAGTTCCGCATCGGCATCCGCATCAAGATCAGGGTGAACCGCTCGAAGGGACGCATCGTCGACATCATCGACGTGGCCAGTCTCGCGAACGCTCCCCGCGTTCCTGCGGTGGAAGAGCACCGATATCTCAACTTCCACGTCGAGACGTACGGCCAGACTGGTGAGCGCTTTCTTGCGGACTATCTCAACAAGACACGCGCAGCGAGCTCGTACGGTTGCCTGGTTGCATCCAACCTTTCAACAGGGTTCCTGGCCCTCTTCGACGATGCGGCCAACCTGGACGGAGACCTCGAGACCTTCGCGGACGTCTCGGGAGAGGGGCGACTCGCGTGCGCTTGCTACGGGCTTCCTGCGCCACGCACGGGGGGTGCACTCGTCTCTGTAGCAGGTGTGAGCCTGCTCTCAGAGGAGGGCGAAACTATGCTCAGCGAGTCAGGCGAAGAGCTGACGACAGAAAGCTGACATGTCGAAGAAGGTTACCGAGCTGCCTGCCGCGAGTGTCGTCAACGCAGGCGACCTCGTGCCGATCGTAGATCCTACGGGACCGTCGACGAAGCACGCCACGGTCTCACAGATTCGCGGCGCGATTGGTAGCGGTTCGACAATTACGAACGCCGGCAGTGGCGCGCTCAACAACATCTCGTCGACGGACGGCGACGGAGCCCTCGCAGGGATCATCAGGTTCACCACTTCGACCGACGTTACCATCACAGGTATCGCCGGAGGCGTGAGGGGACGTCGTCTTACTCTCGTGTCGAAGGGGGCCCCTCCTGCTCCCGTCACGATCAAGAACCAGGACAGCGGCAGCGACAGCAACAACCGGATCGTTACCAGCACCGGAGCTGATGTGACGGTGCCAGCGGGCGGCGCGATCGAGCTCGTCTACGACGGCACCACGTCGGTCAACAACCGCTGGCACGTCGTCGGCGGGCCCGGTGGTGGGGGCGGCGGCGCAACGCCTGGCGGCTCCGATGGTGATCTTCAGGTGAAGTCCGGCGGCGCGTTCGTGGGCGTGGGCGGAGCCGCAGGTGCGTACTTTCGCCGGAAAGCGGACGGCACCGGCGTCGAGGCCGCACCCATCGTCGAGGTCCCCACGTTTCTCGTTGCTGGCGACCTTCTGTTCTTCGACGGCGCGGCGCTCGCGCGGATTCCGATCGGCTTGCCCGGTCAGGTCCTCATCGTCAACGGTGCTGGCACCGGATACACGTTCGGCGCGGGCGGCGGGGGCGGAGCCAGTGACCCGAGCACCATCTACGGCGCGAACCTCAAGCGCTGGTACGGCAACACGTACGCGAACGGCGTCTGGACGGACGAGAGTGGGAACGCGAATACGTCGCAGGCTACCGCGGGAAAGCGCCCGACCACGGTGACGATGCCCGGCGGAGGGCTCGCGCTCGTCGCCGATGGCACGGACGACGTCCTGAACCTTGGCGGCGACGTCGAGATCGTCCCCGACGCGTTCACGCTCGGCTTCTGCTTCCGGTCGTCCGCGCCGCCCAGCGCGGAGAAAACGGTCCTCGGCAAATACTACTCCGGGAAGGCCTTCGCGATTCAGCAGCTCACGAGCGGGAAGCTCGGTTGTTTCGTGAACTCGACGTCGTTCCAAGCGGTCACGGACGCGAACGTCTCTAACGGGGCGTGGCACACGTTCATCGCGGTTTGGAGCGGGTCACTCATCACGCTCTACGTCGACGGCGTCGAACAGGCGTCGACTGCGACCACGTCCTCCCCGATGACCGACACAACGGAGATCCTCGCGCTCTTCGCCGCAGCATCGACCGAAAGCACCGCCGTCGACAACGCAGCGTGCTCCGTCGGGGCGCTCGTCATCGCGGACCGAGCATCCTCCACGCCAGAGGTCGCGAGCCTCCACAGCTTCCTCCGCTCGAAGATGGCGGCCTGAATGGGTAGCATCCTAGTCCCCGCGAACCCTGCGCTCTGGGCACCTCCCGCGCCCAACGTGCGCACGTACGCGGGCAGCACGCTCACAACGAGCGCGCCGTACCACCCGCGCGACGGCGCGGCGCTCCACAAGATCGCCGGGCGGTACGTGCTCTGGGGCGGTTGGTGGTCAGGCGGGACCGCGCCGTGGTCACCGTACGGCGTCACGACGAACGAAATCTGGTCTTCGCTGGATCGGATCACCTGGACGCTCGACCGCGAGCACACGGAGGACCCGCCGCTGACTGGCCCCAACGCGATCTTCTCGAAGCGCCACACGATCATGTCCGGGCTGTTCAAGGGCTACGGATGGGTGCTCGGGAGCGACATCTCAGACCCCGCTGATCCCGTTCCGAAGTCGGACGTGTGGCGCTCTCTGGACGGCAGGTTTGGCTGGCAGCGCGTCGCCGCGTCGTGCCCGTGGGGCCCGGTGTACCTGGGGATCTTCGGGGTGCTTGGCGACTACATGCACGTGATGGGCGGGTTCCGGAACAACGTCGCCTCGAAGCGGCACTACCGCAGCCGCGACGGAGTGAACTGGGAGCGCCTCTCAGACATGCCGTTCGCGCGCGCGGGCGTCGTGCAGGCGGTCACGCTCCACGGCAAGCTCTTCATCGTCGGCGGCGCGAGCGGCCACTTCAACGATCGCGTCTACCACAACGACGTCTGGGCCTACTGCGCCGCGGGCTGGCGCCAGATGTCGAGCGGCGCGCCGTGGCCGGGTCGCTTCTACAACGGCGTGGCAGCCTACGACGACCGGCTCTGGTCCACGACCGGGGCCGGCGGCGCGAACCTCGAAGGCTGCTCGTCGTCCCAGGACTACGGCCAGACGTGGGTCGAGCACACCCCGCCGTGGGGCGCCTCGCACGCGGACGGGATCACGGCGACCGAGGAGGACGGCATCACGGTCGCGACCGGCAACCTCCAGGGGCAGAACGTCTTCAGCATGAAGCGGGCTGCCTGACCACGGATACGCAGAGCGCTGGCCCCAGCGCCTAGCCTCGTTCGTGGCAGCGACGTTCGAGACCTTCACCATCCAGTTCCCTGAGTTCCGTGGTGCGGACGAAGCTCAGGTGAGCGCCACGCTCGCCGCGGCGGAGCTCGAGATCGACCGCGAGGTCTGGGGCGAGAAGGGCGACCAGGGCCAGATGTACCTGGCCGCTCACAAGCTCTCGCTCAGCCACTACGGCCAGGGGGCCGAGATGGTGCAGAAGAGGCCGAAGGAGACGCCCCACGGCGATACCTCATACGGCGTGCACTACGACTCGCTCGTGATGCTCGTGGCGAGCGGCTTCCGCGTGGCCTAGCCGTGCCCGTTCGAGAGAACGACTCGAACTATCGCGCCTTCATGGCGCAGTTCACGAAGCTGCACGACGTGAAAGTGGCCGTGGGCGTCTTCGAGGCCGACGGCCAGGAGGACGCGGGCGACGGCACGACGCTCATCGAGGTCGCCGTTATCAACGAGTTCGGCGGCGGGCACGTTCCCTCGCGCTCGTTCCTCCGTGCGTGGTTCGACGAGAACAAGGAGCGCGCGCAGAAGGCGCTCATGCTTCTCGTGCAGCAGGAGCTCAAGAAGGCGCACGCCGAGCAGAACATCAAGCAGGCCGTCGAGAAGTTCGGCCTCTGGCTCCAAGGGGAGATCCAGAAGCGGATCGCTCAGGGCATCCCGCCTGCGAATGCGCCGAG